ATGAGAGAACCACGCGAAACGAACGAGTCAATTTTTTAGAGAGAACCAGAAAGGCTGAACGAGTCAAACAAGAATGAGAGAGCCATCGCTTCAGAACGAGCCATACTCTACGAGAGCACCACAATATAGGAGCGAAACTTTAACCAACAGAAAGGATTATTAACGAATGGATGATGGGCTAATAAAAACAAACAATGGGTGCGTCAGCGTCAGTGGTTCACACAGGTGCAGAACAAGCCTGATCGCTACCGTGTCAGACATCCTCAGGAAACAGGGGTATACACAAGAGTGCATCGCTGAGGTGGACGGGGTGCTGAAGGGCTTGGATACCTACCAAGAGGTGGTGGACACAGCCATTGCCGTGGCTGACAGTGTGGGGTTACCCATCTCAATGTGTTAAGTATACCTTAAACCTTGACACGGAAACCTTGTCCTGTTTTCATTGGGCCCGATGCCTAAGACAGCAAGCATTACTTCAAACGTCAAGACCCTGTCAGTAAAACTAGACGCCGAGTCGGCGCGGCTGATAAAGGAAAGGGCCGAGGCCAATGGGCTGAGCATCTCGGGGATCATTCGTAAAACAATCCATAAACTACTAGGAAAATAATATGTTTAAGAAAGCAAAACGCGCTAGTCGCAAGTTAAGAATGGCCATTGCCGGGATAGCCGGTAGTGGTAAGACGTACACGGCCCTGACTCTGGCCAGCAGGCTGGGCAAGAAGGTGGCATTACTGGATACGGAGAGGTCCAGTGCCGAGATATACAGCACGCTCTTCGAGTTCGACGTGGCCCAACTCAGCAGTCATCACCCACAAAAATATGTGGACGCCATTAACGAGGCAGCCAAGGCCAAGTATGACGTGATGATCATAGACAGCTTGAGCCACGCTTGGATTGGCCGGGAGGGAGCCCTTGATCTCGTGTCCAAGCAGGGTAAAACATTCAACGCTTGGGGCAAGGTGACCCCGTTGCAGGACAAGTTGATCGACACCATAATGTCCTTCCCCGGCCACGTCATTGCCACCTTGCGAATGAAGCAGGCTTATGAGCAGGCTAAAGACGACAAAGGAAAGATCACCGTGGCTAAGATTGGCCTAGCCACACAACAGCGAGACGGTATAGACTATGAGTTTGACCTGTTCGGAGTGATGGATGCGTTGAACAATCTGACGATTGAGAAGTCAAGGTGCCCGGCACTGGCAGGCCAGTTGTTTGCCCAGCCCGGCGAGGAGTTGGCGGGCATTATACTGCGCTGGCTGAAGAGCGGTGAGGAGGAAGAGGTTGTCTTTGCTCCGGCGGTCAACGGCACCCTAGGCGGGGAGTTAAGGGAGAAGGTTAGTGCCATCGTCAAGGGCAACGAGGAGCTCGTGCACAAGTTTCTACAAATGAAGGGGCAGATCAACGGAGAACAAACGTGGCAGAACATGACGATGGACTACGCGCTGCGTATCACCGACCAACCAAAGGAGTTCCTCTCCTGCGTGGCTGCCGTATCAAAGAAATGAGCGACGAGAGACACGGCCTGCCCTCGGCGTCGGGGGTTGCAAGGCTGGGGTTATGCCCCGGCAGTTGGACGCTGGAGCAGAAGGCCCCGCCCGAGTTGCCGTCCCCGCTGGCCGAAAGGGGGACAAGGATTCATGCGAGGATGGAGGGTGCGGAGGTGGAGCTATCGCCGGAGGAGGAGCTTGTCGCAAAGGAAATGGCAGACTTCGACGGTGTACTGTTCGACTGCTCCACAGTTATCAGGGAGGTTAGGCTCTGGTACAAGTGGGAGGGTAAGGAGGAGTTGTTCTCGGGTAAGCTGGATGCATTCTGCATTGAGGAAAAGACGGGTGATGGTGTCCTTGTAAACTACAAGACAGGGAGGGGGCAGCAGTCAGCCCACGGCAACTGGCAGGCTATGGCCGAGTCGCTGTTGTTCTTCAAGGAATATGGCAAGCCCGGCATGAAGGTGAAGTATCACTTCGTTCAGCCGGAATCCATCTTCGGGAAGGTGGTGCTTGCCGTGTTTACCGAGGAAGACCTGATGGAGTTTGAGCGCAAAATACTCAAGGCCATCAGCGACTCAAAGGCTGACGACCCGCAGCTAAGGCCAAGCGAGGAGGCGTGTCGTTGGTGCAAGGCGGTTAGCATCTGCCCGGCTGCCAACTGGCGGGTATCGGATGCGTCCGATGTCACCAACAAAACGCTTGCTGAACTGAACGGGGCCAGCCGGGCAGCCGTTCTGGATAAAACCAAGGAGGCGGCAGGCTTGGCAGATAGGATGTGGAAGAGCAGGCAGGTGGAGGCTAGAACCTTATTGGCCAACGACTCCGCAAGTATCCCGGGGTACGGGACAAGGAAGGGGAGGGAGATCACAAAGATATCCGACTCCCGGTTGGCGTATGAAGCGGCCAAGGAACTGGGGGTGAGCGACAAGGACTTCTTCTCATCCTGTAACGTCTCCTACTCAAAGTTTGCGAAGGTGGTTTTGGACAAGGTAAAGGCACCAAGCCCTGATACCTTTATGGAGGAGAGGTTCGGGGATGTAACCACCCGCGCATTTGCCGCCGAGAGCCTGTCAAAAAAATAAGAACAAGAGATGACCCGCCCCCGTTACGAGTCTGATAAGGACAGAAAAAGTGAGTCGGAGGTGGCAGCATACCTGAAGAGAGCGATGAACCTCGACTGCGTCAAGATGCCCCTGTCCTACAGGGTGGACTTCATAGTCTACAGGCTCGGCAAGTTGTTCGGGTTCATTGAATTGAAAACCCGCAGCGTCAACAGGCAAAGGTACAAGACAGCCATCATCTCATTAAGCAAGTGGCACTACGGGTGTAGACTAAGTGAGTGCCTTGATGTGCCGTTTTGGATTGCGTTTAGGTGGTCAAATGATCTGGGTTTTTACAAGGCAACCTGCCTAGCAATGAACATAACTGTGCAGCAGGGAGGCAGAACCGACAGGGGAGATAAGGATGACATTGAGCCACTTGTCCACATCCCGGTAGAGGACTTTAGTGCAGACCCGGTGATGGATTAAACAGTATGAAGATTAACAGCCGACGCAAAGGGGCAGTTGGAGAGCGCAGGTTTCGTGACCAGTTAAGGGAGCACGGCTTTCATGGTGACGGAGACGACGCCACCATCCGTGGCTGCCAGAATGCAGGGCGCGGCAAAGGGGGGACGGTTGCACCCGATGTGATTTGCCCATTGCTTGGGAGGTTTCATTTCGAGGTGAAGCACAGGGAGAAGGGGTGTGTGCGTAACGCATACGGTCAGGCAAGAAGGGACGCCGTTGATGGGCAGATACCCGTCTACGCCTTCAAGAAAAACCACTCACCGTGGCTGGTTTGCATGAGCCTTGAGGATTTTTTTGAGCTACTTAGAAACGCAGACACGGAATACATAAGGGGCTAACTTGGAAATTCCACATTGTTTAGAGATGGAGATAAACCTCCTTGGTTGTATCTTTCAGCAGCCAGCCGAGGTGTTGTCAGGTTTTGTATCCAAGCATAAGTGCGCCGCTGACTACTTCTATGACATCAGGAACAAGGCGGTGTTCAAGGCGTTGCTGGAAATGAGCAGTGCCGGGAGGCCCATAGACATAGCCACCATCTCGTCCCACCTAAAGAAAGGAGGGGCCGAGGGCGAGTATGTTGAGGTTCGGTGGCTTGCAAGCGTTGAGGAGGCCCCCCCGACACACCTTAACTGGACGATGTACGCCGACGACCTGCGGGACTACTACATCAAGAGAAGGCTGGTTGCCCTTGGCCGGGATGCGATTGACTCTGCAACCACGGAGCCGGAGGCAGAGCATGCCTTGGACAGGATACAAAGGGATGTTCTTTCAATAGCACAGGACCAGTCACAGGCAGGCGAGAGGAACACCAAGCAGCTTGTTCAGGACTATCTCAATTTACTTAACGATTCCCTGACCGACCCGGACTCGATGATGGGGATAAGGACAGGATACAAGGACTTGGACAACGTCATCAAGGGGCTGAGAAAGTCCAACATAATCATACTCGCCGCACGGCCCAGCGTGGGAAAGACATCACTAGCAATGTGTGTGGCCCGACACATTGTGGTGGAACAGAATATTCCGGTAGGTGTGTTCAGCTTAGAGATGTCAGCCGACGCCCTAATACAGAGGATGATCCATGTTGAAGCAAAGACACCCAAGGACAACTGGAGGGATAGCACGGAAGCCATAGCAAATGCGGCAGGCAGGATTGCCAAGTCCCCCCTGTTCATAGATGACAGGAGCGGCCTGTCGGTTCAGCAAATAACAGCAGCGGCAAGAAGGATGAAGCACCAGCACAAGGTTGAGTTGCTTATCATCGACTACCTTCAATTGATAAGGAGCACGCGGGACAGGGGAAGCCGCAACGATGAGGTTACTGAGATATCACTGGGCTGCAAAAATCTGGCTAAGGAACTGAAGATACCCGTGCTGCTCCTGAGCCAACTCAGCCGTTCCTCAGAGCGGGATGCCCGACCCCCAAAATTATCGGACCTTCGTGACTCGGGCAGTTTGGAGCAAGATGCCGATGTGGTGCTCTTCTTGTGGAGAGACCTGAACAACGAGGTCGGGGACGAGGACGTGGTGATACCACTGAAGTTGTCAGTGGATAAGAACCGAGAGGGATTGAGCGGGGTGAAGATACCAATGATTTTCCACAGGAACATCACGCGGTTCGAGGAGGGACTAGTCTATAAACAATGAGCCTGTTAAAACACTTAGATAGGGTCCCCCCAAACCTGTGCCGGGTGTTGGCTAGGGACGAAGGGAGGGCCCTTACCAACCGCCAGATTGCGAAGAGGTCTGGCCTGTCGCTCAAGCGGGTGGGAGAGATATCCAAGAAGAAAAGCTGGGGGTCTGTCAACATCAGGCAGGCTACGGAATTTACAGAGGCGTGCGGCGTGGACACTGTTAACCAGTGGCGGGTAAGGAAATATCTGTTACGCAGAGAGGGCCCTAAGATGGCCCACATTAGCCGAGCCCCGAACAAGAGATACCTACTTAAACTACTAAACCTATGAGCAAGAAAAAGGGGAGGACACTTCCTTCCCTCATACATGAGTTCCTGCGTTTTAAGACAATTGCAGGGAGCGAGACAACCATCCGGCACTACAAGACAACCCTTGAGGTGTACGCCTACTTTTGTTTCAACAAGAGACTCAACCCCCTTGAGTGCGACACCGTCCACTCTTGGATAGCCGCGCTGAAGAAGCCAGTTAACGGCAAGCGGAGGAGGGGTGGGACAATTAACCAGTACATCTCCAGACTAAACAGCTTCTTCGACTACATCATCAAGCGCGAATACATGGCAGAGGGGCAGCGACCAACAAGAATGGTTGAAAGGCTGCCGCCCGAGGAGGGTTCTGTGCGTGGCTTTGATCACAACGAGGCGTCCCTTCTTGTTAAGGCAGCAGCAGAGCACAAGCATTCAAACTACTGGGTGCCCATGATTCTGTTGGCGTGGCACTACGGCATGAGGCTACAAGATTGCGCTTACTTCAGCAGGGAATGTGTGGACTGGGATGCGATGTCGTTCAGGTTCACGCCACAGAAGCAGAAGAGGAAGGAGATACGGCTACCTATGCACGAGGACGTGGCTACTGCTCTTCGTGGGGTTGAGTCAGCGGGCCCCATCCATTACTTCCCGGGAGCAGTTGATAAGTACAATAAAAACTCAATATCGGCGGAGTTCAAGACCATCGTAAGGAAGGCCAAGCTGGATAACAGCCTTTCATTCCACTGCCTGCGCCACGGGGCTGCTACTAACATGATTAAGATGGGGATAAGATTAACCACCATTGTCGAAATCATAGGGTGGACTAGCACCGCAATGCTTCAGAGGTATCTGGACACTGATGTGCTTGAGGTGGAGAAAGTCCTTGGAGCGGGGTCCCTTATGGAGCAGTAGGTCTTGGCCCACGCGCCCTTGGCCGCTGGCTCTTCGGTCGCTGGCTCCTCGGTCGCCCGCCCCGGCTGCTCGATTTCTTGGACGTGGACGGCCCGGGGCCGTAAATATTTCCAAGACCGAACCTGTTGAACGCCTGCTCCCACATTGCAACATTTGAGAAAAAGTGGTCGCGGTCTGCGGGTGTCATTGTCTCGCAGAATTTCAGAAGCATGGCCCTTGTTGGGCCCTTGCCCCCCTTGAACTTCCTTGAAATAACATCAGCGGACCGGAGGCTCTGCCGAACC